CCTGGAGAATTAAAGTATACAAACATAGATCCATACGGCTTTAATAATGATTTAGATGCTGGATATTTGATATCTTTAAATAATTCTCTTTTTGCAAAACTTTCTGGAATCCCTATGGTCTATGGATCTTCTGGAAACATTAATCTAAATAAGGATGCTTTAAACGTTGTTTCATCTTCTTCAGGTTACGCAGAATACCTAACTAGCTCTGGATCTATTGGGTATATAAGTTCCGAACAGTACTATAAAGTTCCTTCCCTAGTGTTTCCTGGGAAAGGATTTTTAAATCAATATGGATATAATAAAACATTAACAGCAGAGTTTTGGTTAAGAATAAGCCCTGAAGAAACTACAAGAAAAAGAATATTTGGACCACTTTCATCAGAAGATGGAATATATGTTGATAGAGATTTTATTACCGTAAGCGTTGGAAAATATACTAAGTCTTATTTTATTGGTAAATGGTATAGACCAATGCTAATTCATTTTTGCCAAAGTCAAAATGAAATATTCTTAATGATTAATGGAGAAAAAGTTATATCAATTATAATTGATTCGTTACAGATTAATACATTTCCACCAGAGAATGAAGATTATTTAGGATTTTATCCAGATAAAAATATACACCTTTATGAAATAGATTCTTTTTCTATATTTCCATATGTTGTTGCAGAACAGGTTGCAAAAAAGAGGTATGTCTTTGGGCAAGGTGTTCAAGAGCAAGAAAGTATTATTGCAGCAAAAAATGGAAACCTTTCCTATGTGGATTTCCCATTTTCTGGGTACAGTTCTACAATTAGATATCCAGATAGAAATAAATGGAATGATGGATTCTATAATAATCTTATAGCTAGCGACAAAGGTATCACTTTACCAGAATATCAACTTCCTGAAATTTTGTTTAATAATAGTTCAACATTGACAGAGTATCAAAAATCTTTGATTACTTCAGGCTTCTATGAAGAAAATTATGCAATTCAAAATGAAGAACGTCCATACATTTCAATGAATCCAAGTAACCTGTATACAACTAATGGATCATATGGAACAATATATTTTTCAAAATTAAATCAAACAGGGTATCAAACTAGATCTATACATTCAATATTAAAATCTTCAAACGATGTTTCAACTAGGCAATCTTTAATTTATATTTCAAATAATTTTGATGCTAACGTTTTTGAAGTAGCCATTAACTCTGGTAGCATTCAATATATTTATAACGAATCTGTACTTAATTCAGCCTCTGTTGGTGCAAGCTCTTATTTTGCAGTAGGAATTGATTTTAATAAAATTGAGCAAGCCTACTACTCAACTGTAGGATCATTTTTCTCAAAGCCAGAAACTCTTTCTTTAAATTTTGCAGGAAACCAGCAAGATACGTTCCTTGGAAAAATATTTTCTTTAACAATAAACAATGATTTCTTTACAGACAAAGATGGCTCTCAAATGTTTAACTCTTCTGGGATAGCAATTAAAAACTTTAACACAGATCTTTACGACTATATTGGATCCTATACCCTTTTGCCAAAAACAACAAATACTTCAATGCTTTTAGATGTTGGAGTTTCAGGGTACTGGGAAAGTTCAATTCCTTTATCGTATTTTGGAAAGTATATAACCCAAGCTAATGGGTCTTTAAAATATGACCTAGACTTGTTACAATTTAATGTTGATGCACCAAGTTCAATCTTTTCAAAATACAATCAAGAGTCCTCAGACTATCAAGATTCTTTATCAACAAAAGTTTATGTAACGTTACAAAACATACTTGAAATTGGGCAGGTGGTATATACTCAATTTACAAATATAGAAAATATTGGAATGAATAGAATTTTAGATTTAGGAGAAGTTACTTCTTCAGAAGATACTAAGTATAAGATTAATGATGGCACAGTCATATATCCACCAAAAGACATATCTGGCTTTACTAACTACTACATAACTATTCATGTTGAAATTTCTTCTAAAGGAGTTAACACAGAAAATGTAAAAATTAAGAATATGGGACTTGCTGCACTATCTTTTAATGAAGGAGAGTTTTATTCAATTAACACACCTGCTACAGGAAAGTTCTATCCAATAGTTAAAAATGAAGACCAGTATGTTTATAAAAGAAGAATTCCAGTATTAATTGATACAGATTCTTCTCCGTATTTATACCTGTCTGGAGATTCTGGAATAGAAGTTTTGCCAGATATAGATGAAAATTTGGTAAAAGGAATTACCGTTCCCATAAACGAAACGTTAAAAAGTGACCAAGAGCTAGTTGGACTTCAAATGTTTTTAATGTATAACGAGTCTAAATTATTTTCTGAAAGAAGAAAAATTGGTAAAATATTTAGTTCTGACAACTCTTATGACATTGTACTAAGTCCTGAAGATGATGGAAAAAGAGCGTTTTTATACATATTTGACTCTAGCACTGGTGCACAATTTACTAATGCTAGATTTTTTTTAAATGGAAAACTTGTTAATAATATTGTAATTGAGCCGCTATCTTGGAACTATATTGCCATATCTTTACAGGAAAACTCAATACAGTTGGGTGGAATTATTGGTGAGATTGAATTATACTCTGGATTAAAAATAAACAATGTTGCAAGCTTTATGGAGTTAAACCCTATTAAGCAAGAGCTTACTGTATATGACAAGTGGTTAGGAATTGCAGACAATCTTGACAATGTTACAAACGGAGTTATAGATGAAAGCTGGGGTTATTGGTCTGCATCTGTATCTAAAACGTGGCAAGAAATATTAGACGAAAGATCTTTAGAAGTTACAGTGCTTTCTTTAGATGGGGAAGAAATCTTCAACACCTATTCTGGACTTTCCTCTGGAATTGCAAGTGACAATAGCATTGTTAATATCACTCAAGACTCTATTGTAATAATAAATGACATAGAGTGGGATGAATATTTGGTTTAAGGCATAATTTGTGGTACAATGTTGTCATGGATTATCTAGAGGGACTACAAAAATTGCCAAACAAGCCAAAAGTAAGCTACGTTGAAAACGATGCTGAATATGGTTTATATGTTTGGAAAACAGAAACAGGAAGAGTATTTGGAGATGGCAATGGAAGTTTTATGAATATTCCAGCCAGAAAATATGATTTAACCGCTATTAATAGAATTACACAGGCTGCAGCACACTATGGTGCTGGTCCAGGAAAGGCAGTATTTATGCCAGGAGTTACAAGAATTACTGAAGAAGAGCATTCTGTTCAAATTGATAGAATGAAACAAGGCTACATACCAAGTGAGTTTGATACTGGAGCTTTCATGGACGCTGCAAAGGGGCTACAAAAACATGGAAATGACTGATGAGGTTATTGCTAGAATTGATAATCTAGACAAGAATAAGCCATCTGCAAATAAAACAGATGACTTTATGACAGAAGCAGATATTGTAAAAAGTTTTGACGGTATAGATGCAAACTTTAAACGCAGAATTACAAGAATGAATAAGGCTTACACTGGTCAAGATGGTGCAAAGTCCAAGCAGTTATTTCCAGAGCAAGACGTAACTACAGCCTATGGTCTTTTTGATGTTGTTTTACCACCATACAATCTTGATGAGTTGGCATTCTTTTTTGATAATTCTTTTGCAAACCATGCTGCAATTAATGCAAAGGTTGCAAACACTGTTGGTCTTGGATACGGCTTTATAATGTCTGACATTGTTAAAGCAAGAATAGAAGAAATTGAAGATGTTAATCAAAGAGTTAGAGCACAAAGAAAAGTTGAAAGAGCAAAGTCTGAACTTGCAAATTGGCTTGAAGAATTAAATGATGAAGATACTTTTACCCACGTCCTTGAAAAAGCAATGACAGACTATGAAGCAACTGGCAATGGATACATTGAAATTGGAAGAAAGAATACTGGAGAGATTGGTTACATTGGTCACATTCCAGCAACCACTGTTCGTGTAAGACGTATGCGTGATGGCTATGTTCAGATTGTAAACCAAAGAGTTGTTTTCTTTAAAAACTTTCAAGATAAGAAAACAGTGAATCCAGTTACAACAGATCAGAGACCAAATGAACTTATTCATATTAAAAAATATAGCCCAAAAAATACTTACTACGGAGTTCCAGATGTTGTGTCTGCTGCAACTTCAGTAGTTGGAGATCAACTTGCTGCAAGATACAATATTGACTATTTTGAAAACAAGGCTGTACCAAGATATATTGTTACACTTAAGGGTGCAAAGCTAAGCTCAGAAGCAGAAGACAAGTTGTTTAGATTCCTACAGTCTGGTCTTCGTGGACAGAATCACAGAACTCTTTACATCCCACTTCCTGGAGACGGTCCAGACAACAAGGTTGAATTTAAAATGGAGCCAGTTGAAAATGGAATTCAAGAAGGATCATTTGACAAATATAGAACTTCAAATGTTCATGATATTCTTATGGCACACCAGGTTCCAATTTCAAAAGTTGGATCAGATCCTGGTAGCTCAATTGCCTCTGCACTTGTTTCAGATAGAACATTTAAAGAACAGGTAGCAAGACCAGCCCAAAAGAATTTAGAAAAAACAATCAATAAACTTATTAAAGAAAAGACAGACATTCTTTTATTAAAGTTTAATGAATTAACTTTGACTGATGAAAATACTCAGAGTCAAATTGATGAAAGATATCTAAGAGCACAAGTTGTTGTTCCAAACGATATCAGACCTAGACTTGGACTCCCAGTAGTTCCACAAGGAGATACTCCAGTAGTTATGACCCCTCAACAACGTGCAGAGCAAAATGCTCAAATGGCTGGAACAAGACAAAGAGACCAACAAAGAACTGATCAAGCATCTGATTCAACTGCAACTACAACAGGAAGAAATCCTGGTGGAGAAGGAAGATCAGTAGTATAATATAACAATATTATAAAGATATAAAAAATACATATATAATAGGAATAACATGACTAATTTAAGCAAGGCTTATTGGACATCAGATAACGATGATATCAAGTTATCAATGCCAATTGCTAAAGTGGATGTAGAGCGTAGAATCGTTTCTGGATTTGCCACGCTTGATAACATTGATAAGCAAGCAGACATTGTTCCTACTGATGTTAGCATAAAGGCTTTTGAAACATTTCGTGGTAATTTAAGAGAAATGCACCAAGCTATTGCAGTTGGCAAAGTTATTAATTTTAGACAAGAAAAGTTTTTCGATAAGTCTACAGACAAACTTTACAATGGTGTTTATGTAGATGCATATATTTCTAAGGGTGCTCAAGATACTTGGGAAAAAGTTCTTGATGGCACTCTTTCAGGATTTTCAATTGGTGGAGTAATTAAAGACTCAGAAAATAGCTGGGATGAAAATGTTGATAAAACAATCAGAGTTGTTAAAGACTATGAGCTTCATGAGCTGTCTTTGGTAGACAATCCAGCAAATCAATTTGCAAATGTCGTGTCAATCCAGAAAGTTAACAAGGATGAACAAATAGATGGTATAATTGCAAAAGCAGATCTTGAAAATGTCTACTGGTGTGAGAATGATGGTATTGTCAGACTCTCAGAAGTTGATGATTCAAGTTGCCCATCATGTGAAGTCAGTATGAAAAATATTGGTTTTGTTGAGACAAAGGATACAGAGAAAGCTATGACAGTTAAATCAATTTTAAATAAGTTTATTGGTTCTACAGACCTTGCTAAATCTGAAGATGTTTCCGAAACCCTAGAAACTTCAGGCGAAACGTCTGAATCAGCGATTGACAATAATGCGTCAATTGTTAAAAACAATATAGAGGAGGAGAACAACGTGTCAGAAGATAATACAGTAGTAGAAGAG